GCGAAATTCCTCCCTGAAAGTTCGCGCGGTTCCGACTCTTCGGGATTTGCTCGATGAGAGCACCTGGTTGGAGTGGCGCAGCACCGCTCTGACGCCGCAGATTCTGACCGATCTGCACACGTCCGATCAGACTCGCGCGGAGTTCGTCGAGGGAGCTCGTCTATTGCGCCTGGACGCGAACGGGAAGCACATCAAGCCGCAGCAGCTCCTGATCGCGGACGTGCTGAACGCGGGACACAAGTTCAACGACGTGCTGGTTCCCCGGCGAGGCACCAAGACCACGTCCATTGAGGCGGTGCTGGTGGGCCGCTGTGCGCTGCGTGAGGAATACGCGGTGGGATGGACCCTTGCAACCACAGGTCAGAAGGCGAGTGAGAGGTTCAAGCTCGACATCATCACGCCTTTCGACAGGCTCTACCCGGACCCAAAGACAGCACCGTTCAAACTCGACCGCGGCAAGGGCTCAATGAGCGCGAGCTGGCCGGCGCACGGCTCCGTATTCGCTGTCCACTCGCCGGTGGGCGACAGCTTCCGATCGGGCGGGTACGACGTCGTCTGGGTCGACGAGGCCGGCGAGGCTGACCCGGACATGGGCGACGACCTACGCGGCGCGATTCTCCCCACGCTGGACACCCGCCCTGGAGCGCAGTTCATCCGCTCGGGCACCGCCGCCACCTACGGCACGGGAAACCTCCTGTACGACGGCCTGGAGAGCCCCAGGGGTGGGAAGCTGGCTTACCGGTTCCACCAGGACACGACAGATGACGAGCTCGCCGCGTGGGAGCCCGACGACGAGCACCCGTTCGCGCGGGTCCGAGAGTTGATCGAGATCTCTCACCCAGGCGTCGCCTCCGGCCTTACGACGCTCGAGGATGTTCGCGACAGCTTCGACAACATGAAGCGGCCGGGGCAGTTCGCCCGCGAGTACGGCGGCATCTTCGGGCAGGTTGGCGAGAGCCGCGGGGTGATCGACGCGCAGGCATTCCTTAACGCAGGAGAGGCTGGCGAGCCGACTCCCCCGGAGAAGTTCGCGATCGCCGCGATGCCAGCCTTCACGCAGCTCTCGTCAAGCCTGGTCGCCGCCTGGCGCGACGAGGACGGACGAGCGTGCGGTTACGTCCTCGATCACCGCAAGGGCACGACATGGCTTGCTGAGTCCGCCGCGAGTAAGGCGCGGCAGCACAACACCCCCGTGGTTTACGACTCGGCGAGCAGTCCCATGCGAGTCGAAGTGGATGCCATGCGTCGGATGACTCCCCGCCCGCGACTCGAGCCCCGTGCGTTCGCCGACGTCACCGCCGCCGCCGCCCTGCTCGTCAAGGAAATCAACACCGGCAACGCGCGACACTGGCGCCAGCCTGCGCTTGAGAGTGCCGCCAAGATCGCGGTTCGGCGTACGACGGGTGCCGGCTCGTGGGCGCTGGGACGTCCCCCGAAAGACCTCGATGCGGATATCTCCGCGCTAGAGGCGTGGTCACTCGCGCTGCATTGGTACGACGAGAACCCGCAACGCCCGTTGGCTAAGCCGATCATGGCCGCGTAGCCCTCCCCCCAACGACCCTAAGGGAAAATAGTTACTAGGTATCTAATTTCCGGGGGGCTGCATGGCGAACTGGTTCTCGCGGCTGTTCTTCGGGCAGACCGGTGGAGCACTTCCTCTCTCCGCAGCAGCCCCCCTGGGAACCGATCTCGTCTCCCCATGGCAAGGCGACTCGCTCGCCCGTATCGCCTACAGCGAGTTCTACGCCGGCTCAGCCGACGTCGTGGACCGCAACGTCGCGATGATGGTCGCCCCCGTCAAGCGGGGACGCGCGATCATCGTCGGATCGGTCGCAGACCTTCCCCTGGAGGCCGGCCGGTTCGACGGTGACACGTTCCTCCCGATCGAGCGTCAACCCACGTGGCTCAGCCAGACCGGCACGGTGATGACCCCGTGGCATCGGATGGCTCTCACGCTGGACGACCTGATCTTCTCCGGCTTCTCGTTGTGGGCGCTGGAGCGCACCGAGGCGGGCACCATCACTCGCGCCGCCCGCGTCCCTCTCACCCGATGGGCGTTCGACCGGAGCACGCCCTACGGAATCCGGGTGGATAACCAGCCGGTCACCGATCCGCGTTCCGTGATCCTGTTCGTAGGCCCCGACGAGGGTGTGCTGGCAACCGGAGCCGAGATCATCCGCGGTGCTCGCGCGATGGAAAAGGCATGGGTCGGACGGGTGCAAAATCCCATCCCGGCAATGGTGCTCCACGAGGTCGAGAAGAACGGCGTCACCGACGAAGAGGCGCAGGAGTACGTGGACGCCTGGAGCGCCGCCCGCACCTCCCCGAACGGCGCGGTCGGCTTCCTGCCCGCAGGTTTGAACATGGAGGTGTACGGCGACACCGCCGCCGACCTGTTCACCGAAGGCCGCAACAACGTGCGGCTCGACGTCGCCAATCTGCTGAACCTACCCGCGTCGCTCCTGGACGGTTCAACGGCGACCGCCTCGCTGACCTACGTCACCCAGGAGGGTCAGCGCTCGTCGCTCATCGACTGGCTCGAGTACTGGCTCGCGCCCATCGAGGCACGCCTGTCCGCAGACGATGTGTGCCCGCACGGCCAGGTGGTCCGGTTCGACCGGTCCAACCTCTTCAACGTCCCCAACGACTCCCACGGCCCCGAGGTGGGCAGCGGCGAGCCCAATCAGCCCGAGGAGATCGCAGCATGACCGAGTTTCTCGAACACGGGGACTTCGCCTACGACCCGGACAGCCGCACACTTCGCGGCATCCTCCTTCCGTTCGGCGAGACATCCCGGATCAACAGCACCGGCAACGGTCCGCTCAGCTTCGACGCCGACTCCATCACGCTCCCCCGTGATCCGTCCGTTGTGACGCTGAACCGGAAGCACAACAAGTACGACCCGGTCGGCCGCGCAACGGTTCTGGAGAAGCGGCCTGAAGGCGTCTACGCCGAGTTCAGCGTGGCGAACACCGACGAGGGCGACGCCTACCTGAACGAGGAGCGCGACGAGCTCAAGAAGCTCAGCCCCGAGGTAGACGGACTTCTTGTCCGCGCAGGCCGAGCGATCAAGTCGCGGCTGACCGGCGCCGCGCTCGTCCCTGAAGGCGCCTTTGTATCCGCCGCCCTCTTCGCCATCGGCGACGTGGAAGTGGAAGCCGAAGAAACCCAGACCCCCGAGACCACCCCGGAATCGGACAACCCAGAGGAGGAAGCCGTGACGGCTACCGACATCGTGCCTGACGGGGTGGCAACCCCCGAGGCCCAGAAGATCGACACCAGCGCGAGCGCCCTGTTCAGCTCCCTCACGAGCCTGAACACCCGCGGCACTCCGGTCGCGGCGGACTTCGCCGTGGCCGACTTCGCTCTCGCTGACATCACCGGGTCGGGCATCGGTGCCGACATTGAGGCACCCCAGTACGTCGGTGAGCTGTGGCAGGCACGCACCTACCAGCAGAAGGTGCTCCCTCTGTTCGGTCACGCGAACCTCAACAGCTACACCGTGACCGGTTTCCGCTGGGTAACGCCTCCGGTGGTCGGCCTGTACTCCGGTAACAAGACCGAGATCCCCTCCGCGGCGGTCGACACCGAGCCGTACAGCGTCACCGCGCAGCGCATCGCGGGTGGACACGACATCGACCGCCGCTTCCGCGACTTCGGCAACCAGGCGTTCTGGGACGGCTACTTCCGCCACATGACCAGCTCGTACGCCAAGGTCGCCGACGACTATGTGTTCACCCAGATCGAGGACGCCGCAGACGCGAACGTCGTATCGGTCGACGACGAAGGCGTAACGGACCCGTTCGCCTGGATCGTGGACGCCGCGCTCGAGATCGTCGACAACGGCCTCACCCCGAGCTTCGCGCTGGTCGCTCCGTCTGTGTACCGGGCCATCATCCAGAAGCCCAAGGACGAGACGCTCGAGTACTTCAACTCGGCGTTCGGTCTCGAGGACGGCACGTTCGGTGGCTTCACCGTTCGCCCCCACGCAGGTGTCGCCACGGCCGGCCACCTCGCGATCGTCGGCTCTCGCGACGCAGCAACGGTGTACGAGCTGCCCGGTTCACCCATCCGCGTCGAAGGTATCGACGTCGCCAAGGCCGGTATCGACCCGGCCCTGTACGGATATATCGCGGTGACGATCAACAACGCCGCAGGCCTGACCGTCATCCAGGGCGACGTCTAAGCGGAAGGCGTAGGCGAGCATGGCTGACTGGCACACACCCGAATCGGTGCGGGCGTTCTGGAAGGACGCTCCGCCCGATGACGTCGTGTTGGAAACGTACTTGGCCACGGCCAAGGCCGCTGTGCTCGCCTACGCCCCCGCGCTCCCTGAGGACGCGGTCGGCGTACCCGACTCATACCCCCTCGCGCAGTACCTGCAGGCGCGCAATATCTGGAACTCGGGCAAGGCGTCGCCGAACGGTGGCTTCGACGGGTCCGAGTACGGCATCAGCGCGTACCCACTGGACTGGCAGGTCAAGCAGATCCTTCGTCCACAACGTGGGTTAGGGGCGATCGCGTGAGCGCTCGCACGGAATTCGCCGACATGCTGACCGCGGACTGGTCTGCCATCCCGGCCCTGACCGGCATTCGAGTCGTCGCAACGGAACGAGAACTCGACGACATCCAGCAAGCAACTGCCCTGACCCGTGGCCGGTCCATCGGAAAGGCCCCCGCAGCACCGAACAGTCACCGCACTGTCGGTCTGCTGCTCAGCCTCATCAGTCCTCACCAGGACATGGACCGCGCCGCCGACGAGCTAGACGACCTCGTTGCCGCCGCACTCGACTACCTCGACACGCGGTTCCTCCACGAGGACGCCACCGTCGTCGGTTACGGCGACCGCCTGGCATTCGACATCCCCATTTCCGTCCTGGCCTCAAAGGAGTAACCCATGGCCACCATCGCTGTACAGCCCATCGTCCTCACGGACGTGCTCCTCACGGTCGGCACCGACACCTATGAGGCCCACGTCTCCGGTGTGACCTTCACGCCGACATCGCCCACCGTCACATGGAAGGGGTTGACTCCCACCAGCGTCCACACCTTCGGCGGCACCGCGACATGGACCGTCACCCTGAATTACGCGCAGGACTGGGAGACGGCCAACAGTCTCTCCATCTACCTCATGGAGAACGAGGGCGAGACCGTCTCGATGACATTCGAGCCGAAGTCCGGTGGTGCATCCTTCACGGCCAACGTGATCCTGACGCCCGGTGGCATCGGCGGCGACGTGGACACGGTCGCTGTCTCGAGCGTGACTCTCGGCGTCTCGGGTAAGCCGGTCCGCACTCCCGCGGTTTAAGGGCGGCAGCGGTGGTGCGCCTCGACGTATTCAAGTCGCCTGAACTTCTCGCGACGATCTACGCCCTCCGCGCTATCGACACCACCCTGCAAAAGAAGGTCCGCGAGTACACAAAGGCGGTCGCATCTCCCGAGTGGAAGAAGGCCCTCGCGCGGCGGGCAGACACTCGCCTTGAACATCGGGTGATCGTCGACACAGCCGTTGTCAGCGTGAGCAACCAGAACGTCCGCATCCAGTCCGCTGGCAAGGGAAGGCCACTCAGTGGTGGCCTCAACCCAAAGACGGACTATCCCGCGGTCGAGTTCGGCATGAACGCCAAGGGCGTGCGGTACCAGCGGAAGTCAAAGCGGGGCGGCACGCACATCGTTCGTCGAGTGATCGGAACGCAATTCCCCGCGCGGCGCCGAGAAGGTCCGTTCTGGCAGTCCGCGCGGGAGATGGTCCCACGCATGGCCTCGCTGTGGGTGCAGACCACCGTGAAGACCATCGGTTACGCACTGGAAGGGAAGCGCGAGTAATGGCACTCTCAATCGACATTGCCGCGAACACCCGGCAAGCCCAGTCTCAGGTGAAGAACCTCGGCGAATCGCTGGAGGACGTCGCCGACGCGCTCGACGACGTAGCCAAGGACGCGGACAAGTCTGGCGACAAGCTCGAGCGCACGTTCCGAAACATGGCCCAGGACGCCAAGCGTGCCGGCGATGACGTGGGCGACAGCGTGAAGAAGGGCTTCAAGCGCGCCGAAGAGGGCGCCGAGGACTTCAAACAGGAGGCCAATAGCACCGCCCGCGAGGCGGCGGCTTCATTCGACGGTTCGGCTGAATCGATCGGCGACGCCTTCCAGGAGGTTGCGGCCAACGCGTTCTCAGGATTCGGACCTGCTGGGGCCGTTGCTGGCCTCGCAGCCGCCGCTGGCATCGGCCTCGTGACAGCAGCCA